ATAATAAATAATATGGAAGTAATTTTAAATGACTAAATCAAAGAAAACACTTGACACTTCTACACAAGAAGTATATAATAAATTGTCGGCTAAGAAAAGTAAGGCTGAATCTGGACACTGGTACACTCAAGAAGGTGAACCTATGTATACAGTTATAGGTGCTAATGGTAAAGAAAGAAACACTACCCTTAGAGATGCTAAGAAAGATAACCTAGTACCCTCTGTCACTACCATTCTAGGTATGATAGCTAAACCTTCGTTAGAGAATTGGAAAATAAATCAAGCACTTAACTCTGCACTAACCTTAGAAAAGAATGAGTTAGAAACTCTTGAAGAGTTTGCATACAGATGTAAACAAGACTCTAAAAGAATAGGACAAGAAGCAGCTAAACGTGGTACAGAAATTCATGCTATGATTGAACAAGGTTTCTTAGGTGAAGGTACAAGTAAGACATATGAGATTATTTTAGATTGGCTAAATGAAAACTTCCCTGATGAAGAATGGATTGCAGAAGATTCCTTCTGTGCTGATTCAGGATATGGTGGTAAGATAGATTTATATTCTAAGTCTGGTATCTTTGTAGACTTTAAAACTAAAGATAACTTAGAAGGTAAAGACCCTGCTAAATTAGTATATGATGAACACGGTATGCAGTTGTCTGCGTATGCACAAGGCTGTGGATTTGATGATGTAGATAGAGTATCTATCTTTGTTGATAGAGAAAACCCAGAGCTTATAGCTTGTCATATATGGGATAAAGAATCTCAGAACAAACACAGAGATATGTTTAATAACATTTTAAATTATTGGAAACTGGTAAAAAATTATGAATCAAAAAAAGTCTAAACAATTAAGACGCAAAGCAGAAAATCTTTTAATAGATTGGATAAGGTCAATGGTTCCTGAAGGAGAAGATACTAAAAAAATTAATAAGAAAAACTTACATGAGTTTATTCCAGAGCAAACACACATCTACTCTAATAACAGATTTATGTTAAGTGCTTATAGTCTTAGATGGTTTTATAAACAAGTTAAAAAGAATCCTAATTTTCATTTGGAGGAATTAGATGCCTAGAAGAGTACCAAGAAAACCTAGACCAAAGAAGACAAATGTCCCGAAAGGATATGATAGTGCTTGGGAATATGATATACATCAAACAATTCTTAAAGACTGGAAACATCATTGGGATACTATCAAGTATGTTGTTCATCATAAATACGAAGCAGACTTTGTAAAAGAATTTGATGGTAATATAATTTTAATTGAAGCTAAAGGTAGGTTTTGGGATTATGCAGAGTATAGTAAATATATACATATTAGAAAAGCATTACCTGATTATATGGAATTAGTTTTCTTATTTCAAAAACCTTTATCTCCTATGCCGGGAGCAAAGGTAAGAAAAGATGGTACAAAAAGAACTCATGCTGAATGGGCAGAGACGAATAATTTTAAATGGTATAGTGAAGAAACCTTACCAAAGGAGTGGAAGAGTGGAGTATAAGTTTAGAGAAGATAAAATATTAAACGAAGTAAAATCTTATATAGGTAATACATATGACCAACATTATGCTAATGGAAAGTATCAAGCAACAGATATGATAATTGATTCGGGATATGGAGAAGGATTTTGTATAGGTAATATTATGAAGTATGCTATGAGGTTTGGAAAGAAGAATGGTAAATCTAATCAAGACCTTATGAAGATTATACATTATACTATAATAGCTTTATATGTAAATAATAAGGAAGAACAAAATGATTGAAGATAAAATAGGAACTAAGCCTTACTTAGGAATTGAAATAGATTATAACAAAGAAAAAACATTTGATAAATTTAGTTTAGATACACTCAAAGACAGATATCTTTGGGAAGGAGAAACACATGCACAAGAAGCATTCGCAAGAGCCTCCGTCTTCGGAGCAACCTACAAAGGTGAGACAGATTTTGAATTGGCTCAAAGACTTTATAACTACGCTTCCTCTCGTTGGTTCATGTTTAGCACTCCTATTCTTAGTAACGGGGGTACCACTCGTGGGCTTCCTATCAGTTGTTTCCTCAATTATGTTCCTGACAGCAGGGGTGGTTTATCTGCTCACTATGATGAGAACATTTGGTTGGCTAGTTCAGGTGGAGGCATCGGTGGATATTGGGGCGATATTAGGAGCAACGGTATTTCAACTACTCATGGCAGTCGTTCTACTGGTTCAATTCCTTTCATCCACGTAGTAGATTCACAGATGTTAGCCTTTAACCAAGGCACAACAAGACGTGGTAGCTATGCAGCTTACATGGATATAAGCCACCCTGAGATTGAAGAGTTTATAAACATGAGAAAAGAATCAGGCGGAGATATAAACAGAAAAAATCTTAACATACATAACGGTATAAACATTACTAATTCTTTTCTTGAAGCAGTACAGAACGATGAAGACTGGAGATTGATAGACCCTAAAAGTAATGAAGCTGTTAAGATAGTTAATGCTAGAGACTTATGGTGGCAGATTATACATGCTAGAGCAGAAACAGGTGAGCCTTACATGGTTAATATTGATGCATGTAATAATGCTTTACCTCAAAAACAAAAAGACTTAGGTCTTAAAATAAGACAAAGTAATTTATGTTCAGAGATTACTTTACCAACTGATGAAGAACGAACAGCAGTATGTTGTTTATCATCCGTAAACTTAGAACACTTTGATGACTGGTCAAAAGATGACTTGTTCATTGAGGATTTAATAACCATGCTTGATAATGTTTTACAGCATTACATTGACAACGCAATAGACACAACACAGTTAGGAGAATACAGTGCAAATTTTAAACGCTTTCAAAAATATGTTAAAGAAGGTAAGGAAGGCTTTACCAAAAGTGCCTACTCAGCGTATAGAGAAAGGAGTGTCGGTCTCGGTGCTATGGGTTTCCATGCTTATCTTCAATCTAGGTCACTTCCTTTCGAAGGGATTTACGCAACTGGGTTTAACTTTAAGGCATTTACTTACATTAAAGGAAAGGCAAAGGAAGCAACTAAAGAGTTGGCTATTCAAAGGGGTGAGGCTCCTGATATCCACGGGAGTGGTAAGCGTAATGCTAATCTCCTTGCTATTGCTCCTAATGCTAGTAGTGGGATTATCTGCAGTGGTACTTCTCCTAGTATTGAACCTTACAGGGCTAACTGCTATACTCACAAAACTTTATCCGGAAGCTATCAAGTAAAAAATAAATATCTTGAAAAGCTTTTTAAAGGTAAAGGTTTAAAAGGTAAAGAGTTAGAAAACATTTGGAAAGATATATCAGCCAACGAAGGTTCAGTCCAACACTTAGATGTTCTTACTGATGATGAGAAAGAAATATTTAAAACAGCAAATGAGATAAACCAAATATGGATTGTCGAACATGCTGCTAAACGACAGGAGTTTGTGTGTCAAGCACAGTCTGTCAACCTATTCTTTACTTTACCTAAGAGTACAGAGCCACAAGAAGTGCATGATGAATACATGCAGTATGTAAATGATGTACATTGGTACGGTATGAATAAACTAAAATCGTTGTATTACTTTAGAACTAATGCAGCTAGAAATGTAGAGAACGTAAACACTAAAGTTCCACGCATTCGTTTAGACGATGTAGAATGTATAGCGTGTGAGGGATAGTATGGATTGTTGGCACTGCAAAACAAAACTGATATGGGGTGGAGACATTGATATAGAAGAAGAAGACGAGAATTATATTATGGAGACTAACCTAAGTTGTCCTAAATGTGATTCATTAATAATAGTATATTTACCAAAGGAAGAAAAGTTATGAGCTTATTAACGACTAGAGATTATTATAAACCATTTGAGTATCCATGGATGTATGAATACTACAAAATACAAAATCAGATGCACTGGATGCCGGAATCAGTTCCGTTGCACACCGATGTAAAAGATTGGCAGGATGTAACTCCTGAAGAAAAACATTTACTGACACAGATATTTAGATTGTTTACACAGTCTGATGTAGACGTAGGTGCAGGATATGTAGATAAGTATATGCCTATCTTTAAAAAGCCTGAAGCTAGGATGATGATGTCATCGTTTGCTAACATGGAATCTATACACCAAGATGCATACAGCTTACTACTTGACACAGTTGGAATGCCTGAGATAGAATACAAAGCTTTCTCAGAGTATGAAGAGATGGCAGACAAGCATGATTATGTAGGTAACTTTAAACCACTTAAGTCTGATAAGAGAACTATTGCTAAGACATTGGCTGTCTACTCAGCTTTTACAGAAGGACTACAGTTGTTCAGTAGCTTTGCTATTCTTTTAAACTTTCCAAGGTTCGGTAAGATGAAAGGTATGGGACAGATAGTTACTTACTCTATCCGTGATGAGTCTATGCACGTTGAAGCTATGACTAAATTGTTCCGTGAATTTATTCAAGAAAACATTGATATTTGGACAGATGATTTCAAAGCAGAGCTATATCAGATATGTAGAGAGATGGTAGAACTTGAAGATAAGTTTTTAGACTTAGTGTTTGAGATGGGTGACTTACAAGGGCTAACCAAAAAAGATATGTATGCCTACAACAGATACATAGCTGACAGAAGATTACTACAGTTAGGACTGAAGACTAACTATGACCAAAAAGAAAATCCACTTACTTGGATTGATGAGGTCATGGGTGTTGAACATCAGAACTTTTTTGAAGGTAGAGCTACTACTTATATGAAAGCAGGATTAAGAGGTAGTCAAAACAATATAACATTTACAAACTTAGAGGAATCAAATGATTAATAAATCCGAAGCAAACTTAGTCAGCTTTAAAATACTTTTAACTAGAGATAACAAAATTGTAACAGAGTTTAGCATGTTACCAGAGAATATGGTTGATGAAGTTTTCCCAATAGATGATAGAGCTTTAATGAAAACCATTATTAGAAATGGTAAATCTAAGTTAGAAAATCTACATGATTACTTTCAGAGAGAACTTAATGCTCTGCAATAGTATAGATAACTATCTCATCTTTCTTACCCTTTACT